TACGCCTTCGGTTCCTCTTCGTTTAATTGAAGCAGTAGCGGATTGAATCCATTTACCATTGCTTCCTTTTTTCAAACCTACTCTTCCACCTTTATTATAACCTCGATTTAATTCTCCAATAACTCTTGCTTTTTCAGCTCTTCTATTAGGGTTCATTCTTTCAGCATCGATACGACCGACTTCTTCTAATAGATTCGCTCGTCCGCCTCCAAATTTTCCTACTCTTCCACCTTTATTTGCCATAACTTGTGTGTCATAGCCTTCTCTTCGTGGTTTATCTCCTTTGACATCAGAAACGTATTTTTTACCTTTATGTTCATAGACTTTATGAGGACCAAATTGTTTACGAGCTGTTTTAAAAGCTCCCTCTGCTTCCGTTAAACCACCTTGTTTTCCTTGGCTTGTTTTACGTTTATATTTTTCTCTTCTTGTTTCTCTTTTAAAAGATGCTTTACGTTCCTCTTTTGTAACCGTTGTATAGTCACGGCCTTTCCATGTGAATTCTTTTTCACCAGCTTTCTTAGCTGAAGAAAAAGCATCCTTGAAAGAATTACCGCTAGGTTTTAATCGTTCTGCGTATGTTTTTTTAGTACCATCTTTCAAACCTACTCTTCCACCTTTATTATACATCAATCCACCACGCATGCCCATACCAGGTTGATCAAATCTTTGTGTACCGGTAATTGGTCTTGTGTTTCCTTCGGCGCCACCGAGTTGAGCACCACCGAGTTGAGCACCACCGAGTTGAGCACCACCGAGTTGAGCACCACCGAGTTGAGCACCACCGAGTTGAGCACCACCGAGTTGTTTACCAACTCTTCCACCTTTATTATATTTACCCCCGCTTTGTTTATCGGGTCTAATAATATCGTAATTGATACCTTTACTTGTTTTTCCCATTCCTGGCATAATTAAACCTTCTTAGCTCCTCTGCTCTCATCTCTTCGAGATTTAAAGCTTTGGGTCTTCGTAGCTTCTGCACCACGTCTTTCACCTAAGGACTCATCTAGTCTATCATCTGCAGTTTGCTTCTTAACAGACTTTCCATATGGGAATCTTACTGAGTAAGGTCTTGTTCCAAAATCATTTCTCATGTTTTTCTCCTAATTATTTATTATACTAAGTGCGAGGACCTTTCAAGGTTTTTACGTCTTTTCTTTTCATTAGATCAGATTTCATTTTAGCCTCGTTGGACATCTCTTGTTTAACTAATGAAGTTTTAGCTCTCATTTTAGCTAAATCTTCGTTCTGGTCAAGCTTTTCTTCTGTCAATTCTTTATTTTGAACCAACTTAGCTTTATCCAAGTTTACTCTTGCTTCAGATTCTTGTTTCTTCCTAAAATCATCCATAGCCTTCAAATCAAGTTCCTGTGATTTTAACTTGATTAATGGATCACTATCTAACATAGAAGTAATGACTTTTTCTTGTGCCATAAACTCTTCTGTGAACTCTGCAATGAGTACAGCTTTTCTAGCTTCCATTTGAATATTAAGCTGCTGCATTTGTTGTTGTAGCTGAGGGCCTGTGGCTCCTTGTGCCTGTGCTTGTTTCATTTGTGTAATTTGCTCAGCAAACTCTAATTCAACATGTTCCTGCGCCATAAGCGAAATATGCTCAAATATATTCTTTTCTAGAGCTCCCATGATTGGAGGATTATTTCTCACAAAATTAGTAGCCATAAAATTCATATGGGCTGTAATATGTGCTCTATGATCCTGCTTCGGATAAGCTTGAAACGGTTTCCCTGCCATTGCATCAATATGCTCCAATGCCGGATCCTTGGGTTGAGGTGGCTGAGGAGGAGGTAAAAGTTGATCGATGTTTTTAATTCCGAGCGCCTCGTACATTTTCCGGTACGATTCATAAAGATTATGCATTTGAGGATTGGACATTGCCAATTGTAATTCTGTCTGCGCCAATTGAATTCTTTGCGTCATCGAAAAAATATTAGGATCCGCAACCGGAACAATATCTATTCTATCATCAAAATCCTTCTGCTTGATCATTCTTTGTCCTCCAACAACATCATAGGGATATTCTTGAGGAAGATATTGAGCAAACAATCCTCCAAGTAATTTGAATTCTTGTCTTAGTGCCGCATATAGTCGTTTATGGATCGCTGACATCACTCTTGAACCACGTTCTAAAAGAGCCACTGTCGTACCAACTGCTGCATTTTGGTTCCCATCGCCTACTTGCATATCAGCAATGGATGCAAATCGTTGACCTGCTTGAACAACAATACCCATTAATTGTAATAAAGTTTGTGAAGGTTCTTTATAAGGTAAAGGATAAAAAGCGTCTTTTAAATTTCCACCAGGCGCATCGACATCTCTAAACTCTCCTGGCTGTAAAGGAGTCGCATCATCTCTGACACGGATCCCTCTCATTTTAAAACCAGCAGGAAGATTGGATAATGTACCAGCGTCCAGTAATTGACGGAGAGCTACCGTTGCGGTTCTGCTCAATCCGCCAATCATGTGGATAAGTCCAAATCCGTAGAAACCTAGTCCGGGCAAAAATTTAAAATGGACAAAGTATTGGATTTTTTTCTTAAGTGGATCGTTAGGTTGATAATTTCTTCTAATGGCTAAAACATGTCTTCCTCCAACTTCCATCGTTACAATATAAGGAAGCTTAATGCCGGTCTGTTCTCCATCTTCAGGATTAATATCTTCAAATCCTTCTAAATCTAAATTAACATGAAATTCTAAAATAGTATAAGTTTGGTCAGCAAATTGGCTATAGGTTCTTCTTGTTCCTTCTAATTTTCTTTCTTCTTCGTGAACCTTATCCTGGGTATAAGTAGGTTGTCCTATTTCAATGTCCGAATAAAATCCTGACACCTGAGACTTTCTAATTTCATTATGCGACATATACATACGCTGGATAACGGCTTCAGCGTCTTCGAGAGAAGTCGCAGAATAAGGAACAATCAAATCATCAGCCTGAACGAACTTGGATACTGCGCGTCCCATCATATCGTCATAATAAACTTTTTTAAAAGCCGAACCTGCAAGAGGCAGATAAAATAAAAGCTGGTCAAATTCAGCTTCATACTCGGGCATTTCATTCATGATTTGATAATTCATGTAATCCTTAACCCTAATAGATTGATCTTCTTTCTCTCTGGTGGATAATCCTAAAATCTGTGTTCTAACTGGACCTTCGGCTGGCAATAATTCTTTATAAGCAGTAGCTTGAAACTGGGTAACCGCTTCTGCAAGAACCGGATGCGTTGCACCCGATGCTCCTTGAAAAGGTTCGCTTCGTTGTTGATATTTGAATCCTAAGAGATCTAAGCCCGTCGTATAGGTTTGTTCCCAGTCTTTTCTAGAATTTTTATAATCTTCATATTCTTGAAAAAGTTGAGAACTTAATCTTCCTAAAACATCGTCAGGAAGCAAATCAGCTAAATTACCCGTATGATCTTCACTGCCCGGTTGATTGACTTTTCCGGGTTCAAATTCTATATCCGCGCTTCCGTCATCGTGCTGGGTAACTTCAATACCTTCATCATTGGTTTCGGTTAATTTCTCTGTTTGTTCGATGATGGCTTCTTCGGGGGATTCTACGTGTACTTTTTCCGTTACATTCGGTAACGGCTTTTCTATTTTTGCCATAATGTTCCTACGATCCTATGTTAACTTGTTTTGGTTGATTTAACAAGCCTACAATGCCTGTTCCTTGTGGAGTGGGCCCTGATAAAGGAGGCACCGATCCTGGCCGTCTTGCAATGTTGCCAGTTTCAACTTCTCCGCCTTCGGCAAAATCTTGATGTATACGTGCTAGAGGAGGAAATGTACTTTCCTTAATTTCAACTCCAATCCATTCTTTCATTCCATCCAATATTTCATCAGATTCCTTTTCCCAGTCAAAATAATCTATATCTTTTCTATAAGGATCCGACTGGTTAGGTTGAACAAACTCAAAATCAGCTTTAGTTGTAGTTCCTTTCTCTCCTGCCTTCGTTGGTGGAATCCATTCGCCTTCTTTAAAATGAATAGCTCTTTCCATGTCATCACCGAAACTATCCATAGTATCCCATCTAATCTGAGTCTCACCATTTACAGGGTTGTTTTCCATTTTTACTTTTTGACCCTTAATAATAGCTTCATATTTATCCCCAGTAACATATGATTTATCTGCCATTCCAATCAGTTTTCCTTCTGCTTTGATTTTAGCA